AGAAAGCGTTCTACATTGTTACGTCAATCACCACCTCTGGTGCGGTTGGTGGCACGGTGGCTGTTGGAACGACTGACATCCTAGGCTTGCCGGTTCGGGTGTTTAACGTGGCTTACATTGCTAGCGTCAAGTCCAACAGCACGTTGGCTCAGGATGCTGGTACGTTTGTCGCGGCAGATACGGCAACGGCTACGACAACGACCGGCGACGTTCGCGGCACTTACGTTCCTGCAACGGCTTCGGACGGCATCGTTCGGACGGTCATGGGAATCCTGTTGCCCGGTATCGCAGTCGGCCCCAATGCAACCCGTACTGGCGCTCTTGGCGTCACACAAGCCTAAAGGAGGCTGAAATGGGTCAGTTCAAGCCAATGGTCAAGATGGAGACCACCGAGCCATCTATTGAGTTGAAGTTAAAGAAAGGCGGCAAAGTAGAGAAGAAGATGCAAATGGGCGGAATGCCTATGGGCTCTGTTGGACCTGCTCGCGGTGGAATGGGTGCAGCGGCCTCTCCGGGGATGCCAGCGCTCGCCGCTCGTCGCCGTGCTATGAAGGCTATGGGTGCTGCTCAGTCGGCTCCTGTAGGCCGCGCAGCCTCGATGATGGGCATGAAAGAAGGCGGTGAGTCTGATATGGCGCAAGACAAGGCCATGATCAAGAAAGCCTTCAAGCAGCACGATATGCAAGAGCACAAGGGCGGTAAGGGCACCGAACTGAAGTTGAAGAAAGGTGGAAAGTACGCTTCTGGCGGCGCTATTCCTTCTGAGTCAATTCGTGGTACGCCTGCGACGACCATTGTTGACACTGGCAAGGCTGATAACTCACCGGCTAAGACTGGCGGTGTTCGTAACGGCAATGCTGGCGGCTTCAAGAAGGGCGGCATGATGAAGTGCGCCACGGGTGGGGCGATTGTGTCCGAGAAGACCTCGGGTTCGTATGCCACAACCGAAATGCACACCGCCAAGCCTGACAATTCATCTGCCAACACTGGCAACGTGAAGAAGGGTAATGCAGGTGGCTTTGCTACGGGTGGTGTCGCAAAAGCTAACGCCGGTGGATACCGTAAAGGCGGTGCTGCAAAAAAGTTTGCTGAGGGCGGCCGCGTTCAAAACGACGGCGGTCCGGAGCAGATGAAGCAAGGGCGTAAACCTATGTCTCCTCCTGTAGCAATCTCGATGCTTTCCGGCACTTACAAGAAGGGCGGGGATGTGTCGGTGAGCAAACTACGGGCGGAAAACAAGGCTGAGTTTGCGCCAACCATGAAGGCAGCGAAGAAGGACAGTAACGAAAAGTATGGTCCATCTCGTGACTTCATGATGCCCAAGAAGGCTGGCGGCGCTTGTTAAGGACGGGGGCTTCGGCCCCTGTCTTCATTGGAGATTTAGATGCGTCCTTTTGTAACGACGGTCAATAGCACGACAACAACGTCGCCTGTTTACCCAACGGATATTTATACTACGCCAACGAACATTGCGTTGAGCGTTATTGTCACTGGTACAATCAACTACACGGTGCAGTACACGTTTGACAATGTGTTTGCTAGTGGATATGACCCAACGACAGGTAATTGGACTGACCATCCTACGATGACTGCTCAGACCACGACGAAAGACTCAAATATTTCTTATCCGGTTCGTGGCGTTCGGATCAAATCGAATAGCGGAGCAGGGTCTGCCTTGTTTACCGTTATTCAATCCGGTGGGGGCATTTCGTGATTTCTTACAACATTGACGCGCAGCGTCTTCTAGTACTGCTATTTTGACCATCATTTAAGGTGGTGGAGCAGGTTTAGCATAATTAAGGGGTTGTAATGTCAGTTGTCCTTGCTGCAGAAAACGGTGGGATCGTCCTACTTACGGAGCCATTTTCTGGGGGCGGCGGTTCTGGAACAGTCACCACGGTTTCGGTTGCATCTGCAAACGGCCTTGCTGGTACGGTGGCAAATGCCACAACCACTCCCGCGATCACGCTGTCCACTAGCGTAACTGGGGTGCTGAAAGGCAATGGAACCGCAATTAGCGCAGCGACCGCCGGGACCGATTACCAAGCACCGATCACCCTGACAACAACAGGAACGTCAGGTGCAGCTACATTCATCGGGAATACGCTCAACATTCCTCAGTACACAGGCGGCGGCGGTGGTGGCGTAACAACCATCACGTTTGGATCGACTGGTCTTACCCCGTCAACAGCGACGAGTGGAGCGGTCACAGTCGCTGGAACATTGGCTGTGGCAAACGGCGGTACTGGTGTCACAACGTCGTCTGGAGCTAGTTCTGTTGTCTTGCGCGATGCCAACGGCAACGTCACTGAAAATTCTACATTTAACGGGTTCACAAGCGTATCAGCGTCTGGAACTACGATAACGCTGACGGCGGCATCAACTCCTGTATATAGCATCACGGGTTCTGGCGGTCAGGTTATCCAATTACCCAATGCAACCACACTTCCAAACGGCGCAATATTTTCGTTTAACAACAATCAGTCTAGTGGCGCTATAACCGTAAATAACGCTTCGTCCACTTTAATTGCATCTATCCCATCTGGTGGGTATGTAACAATTGTTTTGTTATCAAATGCAACATCTGCTGGAAGTTGGGACAGGCACGACCAAACGCCATCAAATACTTCGTGGGCAACGAACACACTTGACTACCCCGGTTCAATTACGTCGGCAACATGGAACGGCGCGACTGTAGCAGTAAACCGAGGCGGCACTGGGGCAGCAACGCTTACTGGGGTCTTGAAGGGTAACGGTACTAGCGCATTTACTGCGGCGGTTGCAGGAACGGATTATCAAGCACCAATTACATTAACTACGACGGGCACAAGTGGCGCGGCCACATTTGTTGGTAATACGCTTAACATCCCTCAGTATTCTGGCGGTGGCGGTGGGTCTGGAACGGTTACAAGCGTTGGATGGACGGGTGGTATTGTTTCCGTTGCCAACCCAACCACAACCCCGGCGTTTACGATTGCTGGAACCTCTGGCGGCGTCCCATACTTCTCTAATGGCACAACTTGGGCATCTTCGGCTGCATTAGCTGCTAATGCGCTAGTAGTAGGCGGCGGTGCTGGCGCTGCTCCTGCGACGGTTACAACCGGGACTGGGGTTGTTACGGCTCTAGGCGTTAATACTGGCTCGACTGGAGCTTTTGTGGTAAATGGCGGCGCATTGGGGACGCCCTCCAGTGGAACGGTTACTAACTTAACCGGAACCGCATCAATTAACATCAACGGCACTGTTGGGGCAACAACCCCCGCCGCTGGAGCGTTTACGTCAGTTGGTTACAAAGGTTCAACTAGCGGAACCATCACATTGACAGCCCCTGCTGTAGCTGGGACTCAAAATTATACGTTGCCTACTGCAACTCCAAACATTAACGGTCAAGCATTAGTTTGCACAGCCGCTGGAATTATGTCTTGGGCTTCTTTGCAAGGAATTAACAACACTCCAGCTACTGTTGATTATTTGGTTGTTGCCGGTGGTGGAGGAGGGTCTGGAGCAGGTGGTGGAGCAGGTGGTTTTTTATCGGGATCAATTAGCATACCATCTGATGTTTCATTTTCAATTACAGTTGGAGCAGGAGGAGCATTAGGAGTTAACACTTCATCTAATGCAACATCAGGAAATAATTCTGTAATTTCAGGAACCGGAGTGACAACGGTTACCGCTACTGGTGGTGGATATGGAGGTGGTTCTGGCGCAGGAGGGAATTCCACTGGAGGAACGGGTGGATCTGGTGGGGGCGCTTGGTCATATGGTTCAGCAGGTGTAACCGGTGCTTCAGGAACTGCCGGGCAAGGAAACAAAGGCGGCAATTCATATACAGTTGGCACTGGAGTAGCTAACGCATCTGGCGGCGGCGGTTCTTCTTCTGCTGGAGCTTCGGCTGGCGGTGGTGATTCAGGAAGCTCATTGAATGGTGGTTTGGGAGGAAGCGGAACGGCATCTTCTATTACGGGTTCATCTGTTACTTACGCCGCAGGCGGAAATGGTTATGCAAGAATAGGAAATGGATCTTCAACTGCAAACAGTGGAAATGGCGGTAATGGACCGGCTGCTGGTGGTGCTGCTCAAAATGGATTTGCCGGGGGGTCTGGAGTTGTTATTATTGCTTACCCTGACACTTATGCCGCACCATCATCTATTAGCGGTGGATTAACATATGACCAACCAACTCGATCTGGCTACCGAGTGTATCGGTTTACTGCTGGAACTGGCACTATTAATTGGTAATCAATATGGCACATTACGCTGAACTGAATTACGAGAATATTGTTATTAGAGTGATACCGGGGTGGGATGAAAACATTAAATCCGGTATGGAGCAAATATTTCTATTAGAAACTGGCAATATCTGGAAACGAACCAGCTACAACACAATTGGCGGTCAGCATCCAGAAGGAAGGCCTTTTAGGAAAAATTATGCAGGTATCGGATACAAGTATGACGCTCAACGCGATGCGTTTATACCTCCGCAGCCGTTCCCGTCTTGGACGTTGAACGAAGATACTTGCCTGTGGGATTCTCCTGTTGCACACCCGACCGATGGGCAGTTGTACGAATGGGATGAAGCCACTACATCGTGGGTGCAAAGTGCCATCTAAATCTCCAGCCCAAGAACGGTTAATGCGTGCAGTAGCGCACAGCCCAAAGTTTGCCAAGAAGGTCGGCATTCCAACGTCTGTTGGGAAAGAGTTTGCCAAGGCTGACGAAGCAAAAATGAAGGGCGGTGGATTGTACGCCAATATCCAAGCTAAACGTCAGCGGATAGCCGAGGGCAGCGGGGAAAAAATGCGCAAACCCGGATCACCGGGCGCTCCGACCGCGCAGGCTTTCAAGGAGTCTGCAAAAACGGCCAAAGTAAAAGCTGGTGGCAAAATCACAAAGTCTTGTTGGTAAATGATGGGAAAAAAAAGCCCATCTTTATCTATTGGTCGGGGCGAGAAACTGCCTGCGGATCAGGGTGCGGGGCTTACGGCAAAGGGCAGAGCAAAGTACAATAGAGAGACCGGATCTGATCTTAAAGCACCACAACCGCAAGGCGGAGCAAGGCGTGATTCGTTTTGCGCCAGAATGGGCCCTGTGGCAGCAAAAAGCGAGAAAGGAAGCCGAGCTAGAGCCTCAATGAAGCGTTGGAACTGTCCATTGGGTTGGTAAATGGCTTATTCAAACACAGTCGGCACGACGGTCATCAATGTTCAACAGTTAATTGATCATGGTGCGCGCCGGGCCGGTAAGTTAGCAGAAGAACTGACATCGGAGCAGGTAACTTCTGCTCGTGAGTCTTTGTTCTTCCTTTTGTCCAACCTAATTAACATCGGAATTCAGTATTGGGCAATCAACAAAAAAGTGTACGGCCTGAAAGCGGACCAGTACATCTACGACCTTCCTGTTGGCGGAAACGACGTATTGCAAGCGCTATACAGGAAGATGGCAAGGCCATCGGGGGCGTACTCAAGCAGCGCCGGCGGAGTGGTCGAGAATGCCTTTGATGGCAATATTGATACTATCTGCACGCAGACAACTGCTGCGGGGAATATTTCGGTTAACTATGGATCTTCAGTCTATATCGGATCAATCGGCGTCTTGCCGGGCGTTTCTGGCACGTTCAATGTGGTATTTGAGTGTTCCTCTGACGGAACTACATGGAAGACCATCTCTGCGCCGGGGCCAACCGTCTGGGTTGACAACGAGTGGTTGTGGTATGACATTGACCCCGGATACACGGTCCCGTACTACCGGATACGCGCCATATCTGGGACGTTGAGCTTGCGGGAGTTGTTCTTTGGGAATAACTCAACAGAGATTACGATGTCGCGTCTCAATAGGGACGACTACACCAACCTTCCAAACAAGAACTTCACGGCCAATCAGCCGTTCCAGTATTGGTTCAATCGCACAATCCCGCAGAGCAAAATCTACTTGTGGCCGGTTCCAAGCGATCCGTTTGTACAGATGACGATTTGGTATTCGCGGCAGATTGATGATGTGGGCGCTTTGACCAATGAACTAGAAGTACCCCAGAGATGGTATGAGGCAACGGTCATGATGCTGGCTCACCGTATGGCGTTAGAGTTGCCCGGTGTTCCTTTGGATCGGGTTCAGTATCTAGAGAATCAAGCTGAGAAGTATTTAGGTTTGGCAGAGGCTGAGGAGAGAGACAATTCTCCGATATATTTTGCCCCAAATATTTCTGTATATTCTAGATAAATGCCACGCTTCCTAGACACTCGTGGGTACGCTGACATTGCGATTGCAATTTGTGATCGTTGCCGTCTTAAGTATCCCCATTCGGTGTTAAGGAAAGATCCAAACTTTCCGGGTTTGATGGTTTGCGATACTGGTTGTGCTGACCAGTTTGATCCTTATCGTTTGCCTGCGAGGAAGACGGAGCGGATTACGATTAGATTCCCGCGTCCAGATGTAAGTGTGGCCGCGAATGATGATTACCTATTGACCGAGGGTAGCAATCAGTTCCAGATTTCGTTGGAAGGTAATTCTCAGATACCAACAACCAACGGCAATTTGGATACAATTGCGCCATATCCACCGAGCCAAGAATAATGTCTGCGCAAGTCACGATTACAAATCTACCTGCCGCTGGTGCTCTTACTGGTAGCGAGACTGTACCAATTGTCCAGAACGGTCAAACCGTAAGGACGACTACAAACGCTATTGGGCTCTCTGGTGGAGTTGTATCGGTAGCAACCGGAACTGGTTTGACTGGTGGTCCGATAACGACGACCGGGACAATTTCGTTAGATAACACAACAGTCACGGCTGGCAGTTATACGTCTGCCAATATAACGGTCAATGCTCAGGGTCAGATTACGGCTGCTGCCAACGGGACATCTGGCGGAGTTACGACGCTAAGTGGCGGCACAACAGGATTGACCCCGGCAACGGCCACAGCAGGCGCTATAACGCTCGCGGGAACTCTGAACGTAGCCAACGGCGGGACTGGACAAATAACCGCAGGTACGGCGTTTAATGCGCTGTCCCCGATCACGTCTACGGGTGATCTGATCGTTGGGAATGGAACCAACAGCGCAACAAGGTTAGGGATTGGGGCAAACGGATACATACTGACGGTTAGTGGTGGGACTGCTGTTTGGGCGGCTGGGACTGGTGGCGGTGGCGTGACTACCTTTAGCGGTGGGACGACTGGGTTGACCCCGAACACTGCGACTGCTGGCGCTATTACTTTGGCGGGGACGTTAGCAGTAGCCAACGGAGGAACCGGGGTTACGGCATCGACCGGGGCTAACTCGGTAGCACTGAGGGATGCCAACAACAACATCACGGCAAATGCGTACTTCAATGGGTTTACTAGCGTAGCAGCGTCGGGAACGTTGATTACGTTGACTATTGCTTCTACGCCTATTTATTTAGTTACTGGATCGGGAGGACAGGTTATCCAGTTGCCGGATGCCACTACTTTGCCGTTGGGAACAATTTTTTCGTTCAACAACAACCAGAGTTCTGGCGCGATTACGGTCAATAACAATTCAAGTATGTTAGTTGTTTCTGTTCCGTCTGGAGCGTATGTAACAGTAGTGTTGACAGCAAATGGGACGGCTGCGGGAACGTGGGATCGTCACGATCAAACGCCTTCAAACACATCGTGGTCAACCAACACGTTTGATTATCCCGGATCAATCACATCGGCAACATGGAACGGTGTGATTGTTGCAACCAATCGAGGCGGAACCGGTACTGCATACGGCGTAACCGGCGGGACATTCTGAGGTAAATTATGGCACAGACTAATTACACACCAATCTCGCTGTACTACAGCGCAACAGCAACCAATCAGCCTTCTGCCGGAAATTTGGTTTACGGTGAGTTAGCACTTAATATTGCTGACGGAAAATTGTATTTTAAAAATCCAAGCAACGTAGTTACTCTGCTTGCCTCAAGTTCAGGATCTACCGCTACTGTTCAAAGTGTTGCGTTTACCGGCGGACTTATTACGGTTAACAATCCAACAACAACCGCTTCAATGGTTGTTGCTGGAACTAGTGGCGGAATAGTTTATTTTTCTAGTGCTTCAACTTGGGCATCAAGCGCAGCCCTTGCTCAGTACGGGATTGTGTACGGTGGTGGTGTTGGGGCTGCTCCGGTAGCCACTGCTGCAGGAACAACAGGGCAAGTTTTGTTGGCAACAACGAGCGCCGCACCGTCTTGGGGGCAAGTCAATCTAACAACAGGTGTAACTGGGACGCTTCCTATTGCGAATGGGGGCACGGGATTAACAGCAACTCCAACAAACGGTCAGCTCAATATTGGCAACGGAACAGGTTTTACCCGTACTACGTTGACTCAAGGTACGGGCATTACAATCACTAACGGATCGGGTTCTATCACTATTGCAGCATCTGCATCATCTGGCGGGGCTGGTTCAAACATTTTTCTCGCTAATAACTTTGGAGGATTTTAATCATGGCAGTAACCGCAACCCCAATTTTTACTCAAACACCTAACGTTGGTGCGCTCAATGCCATCATTAGCACGGCAATGACTGCTACTAAGTCATTTGATGGTACAGAAGCCGTTGGTACTGCTATGGTGTTGGCATATACCGCCGGCGCTAATGGTTCACGAGTTGATCAAATAACGTGTCGTTTGGCTTCAACTAATGCTGGTAATGCTTCTGGAACATCAAACAATACCGTGGTTCGGCTGTGGGCCAACAACAACTCTGTAAATACAACAGCAGCCAATAACATTTTTCTTGGTGAAGTTGCAATTCCAGCAACCACAGTTGCTTCGGCAGGCACTTCGGCGTTAACGGTGTACTACGCAACGTTGCCCGTTGGAGGTTTGAATCTTCCCGCAAGTTACCGAATTTACGCGGGTTTGACTGTGGCTGCTGGTGGCACGTCAATCGCTATTGCAGTGAACGCAATAGGTGGAGATTACTAATATGGTGATGCCTGCTCAACTTGCGGCGTTTTCTTATTCTGTAAGCTCAAATTCTACCCTACAAGAATTTTACACATCCCGTACTTGGGTAAAGCCGCCAAACGCAAAATTTGTTCTTGTGGAAATATGGTCTGGTGGTGGCGGAGCCGGATCGGGGGGATGCAATGGTTATTCTAACGGCGGCGGTGCTGGCGGCGGCGGTGCGTATGATTACAGAATATTTAAAGCGGTAGATTTACCACCATCTGTGTCTGTAACCATTGGCGCTGGTGGCACTGGCGGAGCCGGGGTCACTTCTGGTGTGGGGAATGAAGGAACAGCAGGTGGGTCTACTTCGTTTGGTACGTTTATCAAAACTTACGGCGGCGGTCAGGGGGTAGGCGGGTCAACTGGTACTACTACCGGCACTGGCGGTTCTGGTGGTGGAGTTTTTGGTGTAGGCAATGGGGGGAGCACTTATACGCCCATACCCGGCGGCGCTCCACTAATATCTGGAGCTACGACCACGGGAAACGCATTCGGTGGAGGGTCTTCCGCACCTAATACCGCAGGATACTCAAGTGGGTTTGGTGGTGGCGGGGGGGGCAGTTCGGCTAGCGCTACACCAACACCCGCAGCCGGTTATGCTGGTGGAGGTTCGTGCCAAGGTGGGGCCGGGGGTGGTGGAGGTGGGTGTCTAGATACTGGCTCAAATATTTATGGTGGAGGGGCTGGAGGATCAAATACAGCCGATACTGGCGGTGGTGGCAGCGGCGGCGCAACAGCTAGTGTTGGCCGTGCTGGTGTGCAGCAAGCCAACGGCGCAGGTTCGGGCGGCGGTGGTGGCGGTAGCGTAAATGTAGCAGGTACGTTTAATCTTTCTGGCGGAAACGGGGGTGTAGGTGGTGGAGGCGGTGGTGGTGGCGGAGCCGCAATCATAAGTTTGGGTCTTACTTCAGGCCAAGGTGGCGACGGTGGAAACGGTTATGCTCGCGTTTATACATTTTGAGGTGCTGATATGAGTGAAAGAAACGCTATTATTGAAAACGGTTTGGTTGTCAATGTTGTTGTTGGCTCACCAGAAATTTCTGAAAACCAAATCCTTGTTGAATGTCCTAATGCAGGGCCGGGATGGAAATACATCGACGGTCAGTTTGTTGAACCTGAACCACAGTTGGTTGTACCTCCCCCTGCGCCAACAAAAGAAGAGTTACTTGTAAAGCTACAAGCATTGCAAGACCTAATTCAATCTTTGCAATAATTGACCAGTTGAGTTGCAATCATGGCTGAAAAATGGATTCAAAAAGCAATTAAACAGCCCGGTGCTCTAAAAGAAGCTCTTCATGTACCAATGGGAAAAAATATCCCAACCAAGATGTTGAACAAAGCCGCAAAAGCACCCGGCAAACTAGGGCAGCGAGCAAGGTTAGCGAAGACCCTAAAAGGCTTTGACTGAAATGGTCTCACTATCGGATGTTGATCATAAGATTGAGGCCCATGTGGACGTTTGTGCCGTTCGATACGAGGGTATAGAGCGTGAAATGAAAAGTGTCCACGCAAGGATCAAACGGTTAGAGCAGATCCTCATCACTGGTGGCGGCGCAATTATTATGTTGCTTGTGACGATGATGATGAAGGGGCATTGATGACTGAGAAGCTGGAAGCCAAATCTCAGCTTATTGAAAAAACCGCATTTGCGGTGCTTCCTATTCTCTTTACCTGCGTGGTGTATTTGATGTCGTCGCTCGACAAACTGAGCCACGATGTGACGGTGCTCAACGCCAAGATTAGTCTGGTGGTCACATCAGACAACAAGCAAGCAGCTAACTCTGGCGCTGAGTTGGCGAGAGAGAAGTTACGCCAAGATCTTGAGAAGCAAATCAACGAGAACCGGGAACTGATCCACATCAATCGTGAGCGGATTGTGATTCTTGAAGAGCGGATGAAGAAATAATGGCCGACTTCAATCCAGCGTTTGAGAAGATGATTCATGACGAAGGGGGCTTTCAGTTGACCGACATTCCGGGTGACCGGGGAGGACAGACTTATGCAGGAATCGCAAGAAAACCAAATCCAGACTGGGCAGGATGGCAGTTCATTGATCGCAAGGATTTCGGATCGGCTACTCCTTTGGTTCGTGAATTTTACAAGTCTCATTTCTGGGATCGTGTCCGAGGTGACGACATTAAGGAACAAGCTATTGCGGAGACCGTCTTCAATTTCGCCGTCAACACCGGAACCGGAGTTGCAATCAAGCTCGCCCAACTCATCGTTGGAGTCACCCCAGACGGAGCAATCGGACCAAAAACCGTTGAACGGTTGAACATCTGTACAGCAGAAAAGTTTGTGCCAGCGTATGCGTTAGCAAAGATTCAACGATATGCCAACATTTGCAATAAAGACCGTGGGCAGTCCAAATTTCTTCTTGGTTGGATCAACCGCACCCTGCAAGGACTCAAATAATGGACTTGATTGGGATAGGGTCAATAATTGAGGGAGTGGGTAAGGTCGCGGGTGACCTCATTACGACGGACAAAGAACGCCTCGAAATGGCGTTGGAGGACCGCAAACTTGACCTTGATCAGGCAAGGATTGACCAAGCAACTGACCTTGCGCAAGTGGATGTCAATAAGACTGAAGCAGAAAATCCTAATTTGTTTGTCAGCGGCTGGCGTCCTGCTGTGGGCTGGGTTGGGGTTCTGGGTTTGGCTTACCAGTTCCTTGGTTATCCGTTGATGCAATGGATCTGGTCGTTTGGCCAAGGAATGGATATAATTCCTAAGGGGTTACAACCTCCGCCTGACTTGCAGACTGACCAACTCATGGTACTCCTGTCTGGCCTACTTGGCTTTGGCGGTATGCGTAGCTTTGAAAAAAGCAAAGGGGTAGCTGCAAAATGACAGTCGCGGCAGTAATGACGTATGACTCGCTTGTCAACGACATTTCAACCTATCTTGAACGAAATGATACGGCCACGCTGGACAAGATTCCGCAATTCATTATGTTTGCGGAACAGGTTCTGGCGTCGGAAATCAAGTTCCTTGGCAACCTGACGGTGGCTAACGGAACAATGACTGCGAGCAATCCAATCCTCGACAAGCCTGCGCGGTGGCGCAAAACCGTTTCGTTCAACGTTACGGTGGCTGGCGAACGGATTCCGGTATTCCTGCGCAAGTATGAATACGTCAGGGAGTATTGGCCAGACGACACTCAGACGGGAGTACCTGCGTTCTATTGCGATTACGACTACACCCACTGGCTTGTGGCTCCAACTCCGGCGAGCGCGTACACTTTTCAGGTGCTGTACTACGAGCGAAATCAACCGTTGGATTCAAGCAATCAAAGCAATTGGTTTACGCAGTACGCTCCGCAGGCTTTGCTTTACGGTTCTTTGCTGCAGGCTATGCCGTTCTTGAAAAACGATGAGAGAATTCCGGTATGGCAGTCGATGTACGACAAGTCAATTGCCCTATTGAAACAGGAAGATCTGACACGGGTCGGTGACCGTCAAACCGTGGTAAATGACACATGAGTGTGATGGCCGTTTACATCGTGACCAACATTGCAAACGGCAAGCAGTACGTTGGGATTACCACAAACCTTAAGCGCCGGTGGCATCAACACTTGTCTGCTAACGGAAGTGCGCCTGCGCTCCACGCAGCAATCAATAAGTACGGCCCTGAAGGATTTGTGCTCTCTCACATTTGTGATGCGTTTGACTTTGATGCGGCCTGCGACATTGAGAGAAATCTCATCCAGCAGCACAACACCAAGGCACCAAACGGCTACAATCTTACGGATGGTGGCGAAGGGGTTATTGGTAGAACAATTTCTGATGATGAAAAAGAGTCAAAGCGAAAAACTGCTATTGCTGTGATGGCTTATTTGTCTCCCGAGG